AGAGCGGCGCAGGTGATTCGCCCGTGGTGATTCGGAGGTTCCACAAAGTGATTCGGTCTTGACAAATGTATTTTCTTGCACTCGGCTAGCGAATCGGCTGACACATATCATAGTCTATTTGGGAGGGCATAAACTGTTGATATATGGCAACCGACTCGGCCAAATGTATTCTAACCTGTTGATTCCTCCTCTATAATTCTAGCTCGCATATGCTTTAATCTTCCATTGAATAGATCACAAAAAGCAATGGCCTCGGATCTATTGCGGCAATCTCTCCAACAACAAAGAAGGTCTTGCTCATTGAAATAACCTACGCGAGTCATGCGGCTAACCTCGCGGTATATATATTAAAGGTTATACCATCATAATAGGGCATTTCCTCGCACCCATCCAATACAACGTACCATTTGAAATCGCGTTGTATTACACCATACCGCAAACAGAATTGATTAGATGCTTGATTCATTTTGCGTTTAGTAGTGACAGTTTCCCAACCATCACTATTAAGAGTTACGTTGCCGTTATTATCCCATTCAACTATTTTAGTCTGTTGGTAGATAACGAGGCCGCCCTCATCATTGTCGATATATACAGTTTTATACGAACTCAATTTATCCATTCTAGGCATTGTTAAAACTCCTCTTTCAATATCTTCTTAATCTTTGTAGCACTTGCTCTTATAAATAAAGCGTTAGCTATGTTCTTGTTCTCAAGTGCAATGCATGGATCAATCAAATGATCTTCACATAGAGCGAAAAATTCGTTACGGGTCATTATGATACGTCCTTGTTAAAATTGTGGATTATATCTGAAGCGATTGCTTCAATGGTTTCAAGTACTGTATGAGGGTCTAATTCTTGATATTGATACTGTAGATTATCCTCAATCATATTGATAATGTCGTGTTCGTCGTAATCCTCAACGTTGAGGGGCAAAGGTGAATCTAGGAAAGTACTTGAAACCATTTGCACCAACAGCTGGTAATTGATTCTGGATCTGTAAAGCTGTTCAGTCATTCCAGCGGCAATTATTGCCATTGGTTCATTCGTTTGTTTAATCCATTCTTGAAGAGCGGCTTTTGATTCTGGTACGTTAAATAAAGACATTAGTTAGACTCCAATAATAATATTAAGATGATGCAAGTGATGACCACTAGGCCAGAAATAAGACTTATCATTTGTCTTCCTCCTGACTGATCGCAAAAGCGACCAGAACATAAGGGATAACAAAAGCGGCAAGGCAAAGGGCTAAAAACCAAATGCTCATTTTGAGTCCTCCACTAATAACATGAATATGTCTTGTTTGGCGCGTTTAATTCTTTCTTCACATTCGGCTTGCTTCTTAGTAGATAAGTCACTGTGCAAATCGTGAATTCTAGATTCAGTATATATTTGAATGGTATTAACCTGTGCCATTAGTTTTTCTATCTTATCGTATGTCATCTGATTCGGCCTCCTGTGCCATTGTTAAACTGTCCTTATTATATAGCATGCGATTCGTTTAGATACAAGTAGAACAAATAGGGAACAAGCAAAAAAATATAGGTCGCGGAACGAATCATGAACAAAGGCTTGTCAAGGGGAACGAATCATAAACATGCAAAAATAAAGGTCATTTTATGGGGTTGACACTCTGTAAGGCCGCCGAATCAATTTTATATAGTAGCATAGCCTAGAGACCTAAAGGCCGCCAGAGGGGCTAATTTGAGCGTTAAAAGTGCTATTGACAAAAATATGTAATTCGTGTTAAAATGGACTGATGCCGAATCAAAACTTATCTATGCACTGGACGCATAGCAGGTATGCAAAATTAACTATATACTCAAAATTCAATCCGTGTTAAAATGGACTGATGCCGAATCAAAACTTATCTATGCACTGGACGCATGGCTCTTATGCACTAAACGCATAGCTTACCTTTGCAGAACGAATCGTGAACAATCTTGTCAAGGGGTCATATTGTCGCAGTTGCATATTTGTCACTATTGACATTTGCGAATCATTCTGTGCTATGGTCGAATCACTTATAACGATTCGCTTAGGGTGTTGCAAATATGTCACTGTCAATAGATAAAATACAGTATATAGAATCAGTTGCATTAATATCACGTTGCATATTTGTCACGTCAAGTGGTAATAATATCACGTTGTATTTATGTCACTGTTACAATTATATCACGTTGCAAATATATCACAGGTGTTGCAAATATACCCTCCGATGGAAATCGAGTACCCCCCGTGGGAAATCGAGAACCCCCCGATGGAAATCGAATACCCCCCGATGGAAATCAGGGTTGACTATACTATTTAATAGTGATACGAAAGATAGAAAAGGAGAATCATAATGAATACAAGAGAAATATATAGCAATAATGATCTAGCAAATATGTATTTAGACTATGTTAACAATTACCTAACTGTAGATAAGTTGGCTGAAGATCACGATTTAACTTACTTGGAAGCACTTGATGTTATAAACATAGGTCACTCAATACATGAAACTAATATTCAGATGGGGATAGTATAATGAGCGTAGCGAGAGCTACATATGCAAATCATGTAGACACAAGAGTTTACTTTGATTACTTAGATTATGGTCAAGTAGAAATAGATCTTGACGTTATAGAAGTATGCCCTGATACTTACAAGATGACAGGTTGGATACTAGTTAACAATGGTGAGTATGAAGTAGAAGTAGATGATGAAATATGCCAAATGGCACACGATATTTATGAGGAGAGTAACAATGAGTAAACAGAAACTAACAAGTATGGGCGTGTGGATAGAACTACAAGAGCCTAGTGAAGAATATACTGCACAAGAGATTTGTGATAATGCTAACAAGATGCTTAACAAGTTAGGTGTAGAAGGTAACAGGTTTCAAGTTAACAAAGAACGTAAGTATGGTACTCATTACCTACACGTACAAAGTGATGGGCAGTTTAGTTATTGTGAGGATCATGGGCATTGGTTTAATCTTGAATACTTAGCTAAGGAGAATAACAATGGTTGAATATAGATTAAGAGTTTGTTGGTCGGAAGTTTACGAGTGGACTGATGGGGGTGAAGGTAATCATATTAATAATAATGGTGGTTTCACACTAGGACACTTTAAAAGTATTGATGATGCAAAGGCAGAACTAAATGAGTTCTTTGGTGGTGAGCCAGATTATGAAGCCTATGAGGGTCAGAACTTTCTAACGTGTGATAGAGTAGAAGATAAGTTTGGTTACATGGATAGTAAAGGTGACTATTTAGGTGTATATACTGTAGTGTTAGAAAAAATATCTATGGTATCATGGGAAGGACAAGAAGAATGTACTGTATAAGAAGACTAAAAGACAAACGCCTGATAGCAGGTTTATTTGTAGCTATAGAAACAGAGGACTTTGCAAAGAGATTGTTAAAGCAATGGCAATATAACTGTCCTGATGATGAGTTTTATATAGAGTGTCGTAATGAGGAGAATAACAATGAGTAACTCAATTAAGTTGGATCTAATGAAACAGATAGAAAAAGACTTTCCCACATTTAAAGCTGGTAAAATTGCAGACGTTAACAAGGTGTCCAAGTTTTTACAAAAGAAGGGCTTTAAACAAAATGCGTCCATGTCAGCCGCAGTGGATTTTGAAAACTATAAGAAGGGTCAGAAAGAACAATGAACATTAAACAATTAGATGACATTATACTAGGAGACGTGCATATGTATGACTATCCAGACTTTTGTGATGCTTATGTAGAGTCAGCTACATTCAATGGTGTAGAGCTAACAGGAAAACAGTTAGACAAACTAAATGATCTTGATGATACTAAGTCGTATGTAAATGAAAATGCTTATATGTGGATAGGAGAATAATAATGAGTGGAGATAAGATACCACCGATTGACCCCAAGACTGGGCAGTTTGTTAGACCCTCCGATGGAAATAAAGTACCCTCCGATGGAAATAAGGTTTACAAGACAGAGATAGAATTAACTAGGGCTTTGTTAGACAATGAAATACCACATGAGTTGTATGTAGAACTATTAGAAGTATATCATGTGGCGTATGGAGATGCACCTGAGTATGGTTTTGTTGGTGTAGGATGTATTAGTTTTGCGGAAGCAATGCTACAGGATCATCAAGGTGCAGTTGTAAAGCCTATAAGAATACCAAGGTTGTATACTGATGAGGATTTTAATAAGGAGAATGAAGAATGAGTAAGATAGGTAATTATGTAGTAGAGCTAGAAGAGAATAAGATATTCTGTATTAATTGTGAGCAACCTGTAGATCTTGATGAGCTTACAGATCTTGATATATGTCAAGAGTGTTACGAACAGCAAACTATAGATAACCAGTTGTTTTAAAAGGATAATGACATGAGCGACTATAAAAAAGAAGAGAATAAACATAAAAGAGATATGCGAATAAGGAGACAGATATTTCCTATTTGGGAAGAACTAAGTGAGATAGAAAAGAGCCTATCTTGTTACAAGAGAAATGAAAAAGCCAAGAAGAAATTCTTAAAAGAACTATGTTGGTATTTAAGTGGAACATACTTTGTACTTGAGGGTTTAGAGGTTGAAGGTTTATAAGGATAAATAACATGAGCAGTAAACAAGAAAATAAGACTTATAAGGTTGCAGGGGTACACAGTGGAAAGAAGGGTGTTACAGTTTTAGACGGACAAGAGAGAGTATTAAAGGAAGCTGAACAATCAGCTAGACTACTCACTAGTAAATATGCGTTAGAGAATAGTTTAGGCATTACCAATTTTGTCGCCTTCAATACTCACGCCCTTACAATGTTACCACCCTACAGTATTGACATGGAAGCGGAATGGAATTACGTTATTGAACAAGAGGGCAAAGATACCCCCTCGGTGGAAATTAATAGACAAGCAGAAGGAAGTATATAATGAATAGAGAAGAGTTCTTTAACTGGCTAAATACATGCCCAACAAACAAGTGGGAAGTTGTGCAAGACGATGCAGAGTGTGTTTGGATTTCCTTTCACAAAGTCGAAGAATACGAAGAAGAAGAGGAGTAAAATAATGACACTACCAACTAACATGGTTACTAATGTATTATCAGAGAACCAGAACAAGTTTATCACAGTTAAGTTTTTGACTAAGGATAACGAGGAACGTACCTATACAGGTAGGATGAATGTAATTAAAGGTCTCAAGGGCAACGAGAAGGGTCGTATAGCGGCTGAAGCACTACGCAAGGCAGGGTACATCACGCTGAAGACTAAGCAAGGCTACAAGTGCTTTAATGTGGATCGTGTGCTAGGTTTTGTAGCAGGTGGTCGTCGTATCTTTGGGTTAGGTAACATGGTATAATGCCTTTACCCCCTTCGATGGAAATGGAGCTTATGGAGCTAGGTATACTCAAGGGTGATATAGAAGAACTTGAGAGTATAGCAGATCAGACAGGCTTCCATGAAACAAGAGCCGAGATTAAGGCTTGGCATGATACACTAATATTAGATGGAAAGGTAATGTTCTAATGACAAAGATAAAACTACATGGTGACTTTATACTTGCGAGTGAGGTGATGGGTATATTAACTGATATTATGTACTCTAAAGACCCTGTTTTAGATGCAGGTAATTTTAAGAGAGATATAGTACACCAGAAATATAATATAGGAGATAAGGAAGAATGAATAATTATAAACCATACTACAGGACAGATAAGATGAAACAAGAAGAACTAAGAACGGCAAAGTATATAACTATTCTATTCTTTATGATGATATTATTCTCATTTATAGGATTTGCTTTCGTGTTAGTTAAGGCAATGTTATATATGACAGGTTTATTATTATGAACAACCAAGACATATTAGACATGTGTAAAAGGTTAGCTAATAAATATTATAACCACCAAGAATATGATGATATAGTATCTGAAGGTGTAGTACTATGTTTAAAGCTAAGAGCTGAAGGTGTGACAGAACCTTCTAAGTTGTACTACAATGCTCGAACAGCTATGTTCCAGTATGTTAACGTAGGTATGTCTAAGTTTAGTTACCCTAAAGGTATGGCAGGTCGTGATGCGGCTATAAATGACACTACAGTTTATGTAGACGTTGAAGAAGCTCAAATACCTGCTGATGATTTGTTTGGTTCTTATGAGCTAAAAGATTCCATAGAGGTACTAAAGAAACATCTTACAGTTAGGGAGTGGAAAGTGTTTATCTCTTTATACAATAATAACAACAGCTTAACGGAAACATCTAAGGATCTTAACATAACCATTAGGGGTCTAATTAACATAAGAGAGAGAGTTCGTAATAAACTTGTAACATTTTGTGACTTCACTATTTAACTTAAAAGGGCATTATAGATAAATACCTACTTAAGTATTAACATAAGTTTTAACTTAATAATATTAATATACTAAAAGAAAGAGACATAAGTATGACTAAAGTATATGAAGACATTATACACCAACCTTGCCCTTATGTGTCGTGTGGCTCTAGTAATGCGTTCTCGTATAACACTGAAGGATTTGGTATGTGCCACTCATGCGGTAAACCTTATCCCTCAAAAGAAGAAAAGCACCAGTGGGCAAAAGATAAGTACCCGACTAATAAAGAAAGTAACTACATGAACGTAACAGAGTTTACACCTAAGAGAATTGAAGACAGATCAGAAGGTGAGCATACACCCCTCCGAGGGATTTTGCGGAATACTATGGTCGATTACAACGTACTAACGTATGACGACAGACAAGAGTACATATACCCCTCTGGGGGAATTAAGGTACGCAAGCTATCTGACAAAGCTTTCTATGCTAAAGATGGTTTCAAGGGTGATGAGCTATTCGGTATGAACCTATTCCCTGCTGGTTGTAGTAAGATGGTTACAATTACAGAAGGGGAGCTAGATGCTCTATCTGCCGCGCAAATGCTTAAGAGCCAATATACTAATCCTGTTGTGTCGTTACCTTCAGCTACACCCTCTAAGAAGCTCTGGGAGAACTGTAAGGACTGGTTAGGTAGTTTTGAGAAGATTGTGTTATCAGTAGATAATGATGAGGCAGGTAATGCTTTAGCTGATCGTATGGCTAGGTTGTTCCCTAACAAGATTTATCGTATGCAACATGGTGAATATAAGGATGCCAATGATTTTTTACAGGCAGGTAAGGGTGCAGACTTTAAGAACTTATGGTGGAAACCAGTTAAGCATACACCTGAGAACATACTGAATACTGCTGATGAATTTCTTAAGTTGTATGAAGATACACCTGAGCATGTCTACTACCCTACAGGTATTGTAGCATTAGACGATAAGATACTAGGACTTATGCAAGGACACTTCACAGTGTTTAAAGCACCTACAGGTATAGGTAAGACTGAGCTTATGCGTTACATGGAATACAGTATGCTAAAGCAAGGTATACCTATTGCCGCATGGCACTTAGAGGAAACTAAACTAAGATCTTTACTAGGGCTTGTGTCGTATGAAGTAGGTGATAACCTAACAAGACGTGACCTGATTGATGAGAAAGAAGCTGACAGCCTTGTTCGTGAAGCTATAGGTAATCTAACTAAAGATGAGAATTTCTATCAATTCTACTTAGGTGATGGTCAAGGTACTGATGAGCTAATAGATCAGATAAGATTCTTTAGTCAGGCATGTGATTGTAAGTTTGTATTCTTTGAACCTATACAAGACGTGGTTGTAGGTACATCAGAAGAAAGCAAAGAAGCTATGTTAGCTGACCTGTCTATTAGACTATCTAAGTTAGCCGCAGAGTTAAACGTAGGCATTGTAACCATTGCCCACACTAATGAGAATGGAGATCCAAAGTATTGTAAGATGATAGGTCAACGTGCATCTGTTATCATTGATCTACATAGAGATAAGGAAGCTGATACTATAGAAGAACGTAACACGACTTACCTAAAGGTTGAGAAGAATAGACCTTGTTCAGAAGAAGGACAAGCAGGTAAGTTAGCATTTAATCTAGACACATTTATGTTAAGGGAGATATTATAGTGGGTAAATCAAGAGAGTGGAGTGATGAAGAAAAACAGTGGATAACAGATAACTTATCTTATGTACCTGAGACTGGCGATCTTGTTTGGAAAGATAGCCCTCTCTATTATAAATATAAGAGAATTAAGAGGGTAGGTAGGGTAGCAGGGACTAGAGCTTTTAATGGTTATATTCACATTCATGCAAGAACAAAAAAAGTAACTGCTTTAAAAGCACATAGAGTTGTCTGGTTTATTCATTACGGGGAAATTCCTAATTACATAGATCACATAAATGGAGATAGGGCAGATAACAGGATAGAAAACTTAAGGGCTACCACACCTTCACTTAACTTAAGAAATCAAAAGCCAAGAGTAGGTTCATCTTCAAAATATAGAGGTGTAGTTTATGTTAGCTCTGGAAAATACTATATGGCTCGTGGAAACAAGGATTATAAAATACACTATATAGGAACAAGCAAATCCGAGAAAGAAGCCGCAGAGATGTATGACAAGTGGTTAAAAGAAAACCTAACCCCTCTTGAAAGAGAGTACGCAAAAACAAACAAAGAGTTAGGATTACTGTAATGCCAGTATTTGATATAGAAACAGATGGGTTTAACCCTACAAAGATACACGTTGTGTCGTGGATGGATGATGATGGTTATCTACACTCTACCCATAACTATGAATTGATGCGTGAGTTCTTTCTCAATGCTGATACATTGATAGGTCACAACATAGTTAGGTATGATGCCCCTGTAGTGGAAAAGATCCTAGACATAAAGTTAGACGCTAGGTTAATAGATACTTTACCTTTAGCTTGGTATATAAACCACCACCTACAGAAGCATGGACTAGCACAGTATGGTGAGATGTATGGTGTACCTAAACCTAAGATAGATGACTGGGAAGGTTTAACTCCACAAGAGTATAAGCATAGGTGTGAAGAAGACGTTAAGATCAACACAAGACTGTGGCGTGACCTAAACATTAAGCTAAACAAGCTATACCCCGACGTGGGAATTAAGGATAGATTTATTGATTACATGACATTCAAGATGGAGTGCGCTAGAGAACAAGAAGCCCTTCAGTGGAAATTGGATGTAGACAAAGCAGAAGGTCACTTAGCTGACTGGGAGAAGCTCAAGGCTGAGAAGACAGAGTTACTTGCTGATGCTATGCCACGTAAGATTGTTACAGCAGTACGTAACAAGCCAAAGGTTATGCACAAGAAGGATGGGTCGTTATCATCTAATGGAGAGAAGTGGGTTGAGTTATGTAAAGAGCAGAAACAGCCAGAGACTACACAGTCACTAACAGTTAAGGTAGGTGAAGAAAGAGCTAACCCTAACAGCACAGATCAAGTTAAGGACTGGCTATTCTCTTTAGGTTGGCAACCTCGTACATACAAGTTCTTACGTGATAAGGTTACAGGCGACACTAGAAAGCTAGAACAAGTACGCAAGGATGCAGACTTATGTAGATCAGTTAAGGTATTAGCAGATAAAGAACCTGCTATTAATCTACTTGATGGTCTATCTGTTTTGTCTCATCGCATTGGTGTAATTAAGAGTATGGTTAACTTACAAGTAGATGGCTACGTACAGGCTAATATAGCAGGTCTGACTAACACTCTTAGGTTTAAACATGCCAAGCCCCTCGTTAACTTACCTGCTATAGATAAGCCTTATGGTAAAGAGATACGAGGTTGTTTGACTTGTCCAGAAGGTTATACATTATGTGGTGCTGACATGACCTCACTAGAGGATACAACTAAGCGTCACTACATGAAGCCGCTAGACCCTGAGTATGTAGAAGAGATGTCTAAAGAAGGATTTGATCCACACTTAGACTTAGCTAAACACGCAGGTATAATTACACAAGAAGACATAGATAAACACAACAGCGGTGAAAGATCTTTATCATCCCTACGTAAGAATTACAAAGTAGTAAACTACAGTGCTACTTATGGTGTAGGTTCGTCTACTCTATCACGTAATACAGGCATGAACAAAGATGAAGCAAAGGTACTGCTAGAAGCCTTCTGGTCACGTAATTGGTCAGTAGAGAAGGTAGCTAATACAGTACGTACAAGGGACTTATTTGGCTCTATGTGGTTACTAAATCCTGTATCTAAATTCTGGTACAGCCTACGTAGTGATAAGGATAAGTTCTCTACATTAAATCAAGGGACAGGAGTATTTTGTTTTGACAGTTGGGTATCTCTATGTCGTCGCTACGGAATTAAAACCATCGGACAATTTCACGATGAAATCATTGCACTCGTATCAGAAGGAGAAGAAGAGCAGACTAAGGTTACAATGGAACAAGCTATTGAAAACCTTAATAATAACCTAGAACTAAACGTGCCATTAGGTGTAGATGCACAGTTTGGTAAGACTTACGCAGACATACACTAACTTTATTTTTATTTCTACTTCACACTTTGCCCAAAAAGGGCATTATATATAAGTACCAACAGCCGAAAGGAACTCGACATGGCTAGAAAAGAAAACATATACACAATGGATTTACTGCTAGAATACGCAAAGATATTTCCAGAAAATGCGGATATGGGAAACCCTGATGGAAACACATATCAGAAGCAATTACACAAAGAAGGCGGTAAGTTTTCTGTTAACGGATACTTCACAAGTGAGGATCAAATAGACACTCTAATAAAAGGTGGTATTGATCTAAAACCTATGGGTAATGATAGGATAATATCAGGTAACGCAGACCTTGGTATAGGTAAGTACATTAAACTAAAGCGTAAGGTTGATGACCTCAAGAAGTTTACTAATCGTAACGGAGAAGAGGTAGAAATACAGTACGGCGGCGCACCTACAGTAGTTAACTTAACTGAGGGAAGAGAAAACAAAAGGTTATGGAGCTACAATGAAGATGGTCTACTAGGCAACGGAACTAAAGCTAAGGTTCAGTTTGAGTTGTATAAAGATGGTGTAGGTGTTCGTCTACTCAACGTAGGAATAACAGAGCATGTACCCTATGAGGACAATAATGTCTTAACAGAAGATGATGAGTTATTTATCGTATAAGGAAGTATTATGAGAGTAAGTGTTAATGCCTACATGGAAAAAGAAGACGATGGTTACAGTGGAAGTGTTGACTTAAACAGGGACGATATTACTGATGCCCACGAGTTAGCTCAACTCTTTGCTGAAGCCGCACATGCCTTTGGTTTCACATATATAAAGTCTGTAGGCTTTGAGTGTGAAGATGGTGAAATGATGTGGGGTGACACTTAAATGGATATGGGGAAGGTTCTAATTGATGGTGATATAATTGCTTATCGTGCGGCCTTCTCCACTGAACAGATGGGGGCATCAGACACAAGACGTAAAGTTGATGACCTCATACAATTCATTTTAGATAGCACCGTATTGTTCCCAGAGATAGGACTTGATTATGTCGTGTACCTTACAGGCAAAGGTAACTTTAGAGACAGCATAGCTAAGTCACACCCCTACAAGGGAAATAGAAAGAGCGTTCAGAAACCTAGACACTTGCAGACCGCCAGAGATCATATGGAAAGCGAGTACCAAGCAATCATAAGTAAAGGAGAAGAAGCAGATGACCTTATTGCTAAAGAAGCCGCCAGACTAGACTACCATGCTTGTGTAGCCTCTATAGATAAAGATATGCTACAGATACCCTGCTGGCACTTTAATATTGTCAGGGGTGATTATTTAAAAGTAGAACCCTTCGGGGGAATTAAGTTCTTCTATACTCAAATACTGACAGGAGATACAGCTGATAACATTGTTGGGCTGTGGAAAGTTGGTCCAGTCAAGGCTAAGAAAATACTAGAAGATGCAGAGACAGAAGAAGAACTCTGGGATCTTGTAGTTAAAGCCTACGATGGAAATCAGGATAGAGTAATAGAGAACGCTAGGCTGTTATGGCTTAGAAGAGAAGAGGAAGAGATATGGCAACCACCAAAAGTAAGATCCGACAGCAAGCTATAAAGAATGGTTATCGTTCTGGGCTTGAGGATGTCATATCTAAAGACCTCAAGGACAGGGGTGTAGATTTTGGCTACGAGACAGTTAAGATAAACTGGAAGTTAGTAGAGAACAAGACTTACACCCCTGATTTTATATTACCCAATGGTATCATAATTGAATCTAAAGGACGCTTTGTTCCAGAAGATAGAAAGAAGCACCTAAAGGTTAGAGAGCAAAACCCTAAACTTGACATAAGGTTTGTGTTCAGTAATAGTAGGAACAAGATACGTAAAGGATCTAAGACTACATATGCTATGTGGTGCGAGAAGAATAACTTTCTATATGCAGATAAAAGGATACCCGACGAATGGATCAAGTAACATACAATGTACACAGAGTAATCAATGGACCTTTTGAGTGTGATAAAGGTGATTGGTGGTTAACATGCAGTGTTGAGGACGTAGAGGCTAAGGAGATGTTTGAAGACGACATACCTTTTATTAGTTTTGATGCCGCATACAAATTCCAGTCTTACTTCTTATCTACTATAGATCCTATAGTTATAACCGTACCCTCTGAAGGAGAAGAGTATGTCTAAGACAGCAGTTATATTTAGTTGCGCTCACGCAGACCCGACTACAAGTAATGAAAGATTTGATTGGCTAGGAGAATTGATATATGATGTTAACCCCAACTATATCGTTGACCTTGGTGACGGTGCTGATATGCGTTCTCTCAATAGCTTTGATACTCGTAGTCCTGAAGCTATTGTTAGTCAAAGTTACGAACAAGATATTGAACACTATAACGAGTCAATGGATAGACTTAGACAAAAGCCCAGTCAACGTAAGTACAAGAGACCCAGATGGATTGGTTTCGAAGGCAACCATGAGAACAGAATCAAGAGGGCGCTCACAAGCGACCCCAGACTTGAGGGAGACAAATACGGGATTTCCTTCGGGCATCTTCAAACAGACTACTGGTTCGACGACTACCACGAATACAGAAATTCAGGACCAGCTATAGCTGAATATGATGGGGTATCGTATGCTCACTTCTTCCAAGCAGGTAACTTCGGTTCTGCTGTGTCTGGATTACACCACGCTAATACACTGTTAGGTCACAGATATAAAAGCTCTACTTGCGGTCACAGTCATAAGCGTGACTTAAAGTTTAAGGACGGAGCTAAAGCTATAGGACTTGTAGCAGGTTGTTTTAAGGGTGCTGAAGAAGGTTGGGCAGGTCAGTCTAATCTTGATTGGTGGAAGGGTGTAGTAATCAAACGTGAGATATACAATGGTATGTATGAGCCAGAGTTTGTATCACTTAAGAGGTTAAAGGAGATGTATGGGTAAACGTAGTGACTTTGATAGAGTACCTAGAGACTACTACCCTACACCCATAGAAGCTGTTGAGCCTCTGATCTCCCACTTGCCATACGCATTTGATTATGTAGAGCCTTGTGCTGGAGACGGACGCTTAATAAGTCACATAACTAAACTGACTCAAGGTACAGGAGAATGTATATATGCTAGTGACGTTGAACCAAGAAGTCCTGACATATTTACTGCTAATGCTCTTTATCTGGATTTTGGTGGTTATGGAGTAATGGACTATATGATAACTAATCCCCCGTGGGACAGAAAGATACTACATCCCTTGATTGACCATTGGTTAGATATATGTCCAACTTGGTTATTGTTTGACGCAGATTGGATGCACACTAAACAGTCAGCTGTATTTATGACTTACTGTTCTAAGGTTGTTTCTATTGGTCGTGTTAAGTGGATAGAGGGTAGTAAAGGTGTAGGCAAGGACAACTGTTGTTGGTACTTGTTTGACTTAACTAAAGAGAGAATGAAACCAACAGAATTTTATGGAAGAGTAGTATGACAATAGGATTTAGAGATTATCAAAAGACAGCAGTTAGCTTTGCTATATACCCTGCAACACATAAGGTTCTGTATCCAACCTTGGGCTTATGTGGTGAGACAGGTGAGGTAGCTGAGAAAGTAAAGAAGCAGGTTAGAGATGGGGTATTTAATCGACATGAGGTAGCTAAAGAATTAGGTGATGTACTTTGGTACTTAGCTAACTTAAGTAATGACATTGGTTATAACTTAGATGAGATAGCCGATATGAATATAGAGAAGCTAACCAGTCGTAAGAATAGAAACAAGATAAAAGGGTCAGGAGACAACAGATGAGAATATTAAGAGCAATAGGTCGTTGGTGGTTTAGGTTTATTAACTACATGGTTACATGGCAACTACACAGGGATGCAGTTAAACATCTGAATAAGTTAACTGACAGAGAACTAAAAGATATAGGACTTAATCGTTGTGACATTGACCGCATGATATGGTTTAAAGAAGACAAGAAAGATAGAGGGGGCAAGAAATGAGCGACAACTACTTACCAACAGACTATCAATCTTTCATACACAAGTCACGTTATGCTCGTTGGTTAGAAGCAGAAGGTAGGAGAGAGTCTTGGGGAGAGACTGTAACTAGGTATATGGACAACTTAGTTAAGCCAGCTCTAGGCGATCACCCTAAGCAGATAGCAGAGATAGAAGAAGCTATACTAAACTTAGAAGTAATGCCTTCTATGAGAGCATTGATGACTGCTGGTCCAGCTATGGCTAGAGACAATACAGCAGGTTATAATTGCTCTTACTTAGCTGTAGATGATATAAAAGCATTTGATGAAGCTATGTTTATATTGTTATGTGGTACAGGCGTAGGCTTCTCTGTTGAGCGTCAGTCTATACAGAAACTACCTGAGATACCTGATAATATGTTTAACAGTGATACCACAATAGTTGTTAAAGATAGTAAAGAAGGTTGGGCTAAGTCTCTAAGACAACTCATAGCTCTACTATATGGTGGGGAAGTACCTAAGTGGGATGTATCTAGAGTTAGACCAGCAGGGGCAAAGCTAAAGACCTTTGGTGGTAGAGCATCAGGTCCAGCTCCTCTTATAGATCTATTCAACTTTGTTACTAAAGTGTTTACAGAAGCTAAAGGGCGTAGACTATCCTCTATTGAGTGCCACGATATTATGTGTAAGATAGGCGAAGTAGTTGTTGTAGGTGGTGTACGTAGGTCAGCAATGATCTCACTATCTAATCTATCAGATGATCGTATGCGTCACGCTAAGTCAGGTGAGTGGTGGAAGAATGAACCACAAAGGGGTTTAGCTAATAACTCTGTATCTTATACTGAGAAGCCTGACAGCTTATCTTTTATGCGTGAGTGGATGGCTCTAGTGGAAAGTGGGAGTGGTGAACGTGGTATCTTTAATCGTGAAGCATCTAAGAAACAAGCGGCTAAGAATGGTAGACGTGATTCTAACTATGACTTCGGCACGAATCCTTGCAGTGAGATAATTTTGAGGCCAGCACAATTCTGTAATTTAACGGAGTGTGTAGTACG